CAAAGTACAAGTAGTAACCGTAGGTAATACTTACGCTACCCGAACCTATTGCCGAACAGAAAGTGAGTGGCAAGAAGCAGGTTACAAAGTATCACGTCGTCCACGTCAAGCAGCGGAGCAGGAGGGAAATGAACAACTTCTTCCTTAATCTTCGTCAAAATGGCAAAGTATGCTTACTCTGTGATGCACTGTATCTCGCTTCAGCATTGACCCTACCGATCGCTCTTCCATTCATTATTATATCACTGGCTATCCAATGACAGAAAAAACAAAAATGCGTGAAAAGACCGAAAACATTTTAGCTGGACTTTTAGTCCTAACAATACTACTAGGTGGTATAATGGGTATGGCGTACCAAGCGGTTTCGCCGTATTCACTCCCGCCCGGAGGATACCACCCCTTTATGATACCGATGGTTCAACATCGCATCGACTGTCCTAGAGAGAAACAAATCCTCGGCCGCCGCCGAGGTAGCCACCACGTCGACGTAGTCGATGGGCTATCATGCAGTCCAATCCTTTCTGATGTACTTGTATAAATAGTTGACAAGCTAACATTAGTATGTTATAATAGTCGGTCTAATGGAGTAAAATCTGTTAGGCCGATTTGTTATACCCGCCAAAAAAGTTCAAATAACGCAAAATAACAGTTGACAATCGGCCCAAGATGAGGTATAATATCACCCTATGAAGAAAAAAAGGAAAGATGATATGTCAGTTGTAGCGCTCACCCCGGATAAAATCCATCACGAGATTTCTAGACATATCTCGCAGGGAGTACCGTATATCGATGCTCTCGTAGACTATGCCGAAAAGAATAATGTTGAAATTGAAACCATAGCTCAGATCGTTAAGAAGTCTTCAATCTTACGAGAGAAGATACGAACTGAAGCTGTGAACTTAAAGATGGTAAGAAAAGATGAAACCGATCTCACCGACATTTGTGACTGAGCACTCATATGAAGCGTACATCAAGTATCTAGCACTTAAAAAGCATTTTACTACAGATGGTTACGACTTTTTCAAGTACAATGGAAAGGTCCGCGCTTCATTTGACACGTTCAATACTCGCAATGACGCTTACTTTTTTACGAAACTCGCCAAGCATGAGGACTATCAAAACTTAATGATAGCCAACATGCTAGTGAAACCTAATATTTGGGTCCGTGAACTCTTAGATGAGGAAGCGAACTACAAATATAATGAATGGAGGAAAAAGGTTGAGTCACTGACTTACACTTTCAAATCCGAGCTGAAACATCTTCATGAAGACTATCAGCAAAACTTTATATCACGCGATGGTCAGCATCCTTATATAATGTCGTTGTACAACCAGAAACAAATATCTCTCGAGACGTTTACCATTCTGGCTCACTCAGCGAATATTTTTTCCTACTGGAGTGAAAAAATAGTTGACAAGATCATCTCACGTGATATAATAAGGCTGTCTAGAAAGTATAAGCCCTTTCTAAACTATGATGAAAAAAAATTCAAGGAGATTATCCGTGAGCATTTTTTCTAAGATAAATATATCGTCGGGTCAAACTGACATATATTTCGCAAATACTATTAAATCGCATATAACGCTATATTAAAGGAGAAACACCCTATGGCACCTACAGACTTCGCTTCGCTTAAGAAGAATCGTACCAAGTCTCTCGACAAGCTTAACGCTCAGCTCGATAAAATCACCACTAAATCATACTCAGATCCTAACGAAGGTAAGATGTGGAAACCAACCCGCGATAAAGCAGGTAACGGTTTTGCAGTCATTCGTTTCCTACCAGCAGCCGAAGGTGAGGAAATGCCTTTTGTTCGAATCTGGGATCACGGTTTCCAAGGCCCAACTGGTCTTTGGTATATCGAAAACTCTCTAACAACTATCGGGGCTGATGATCCCGTATCTGAGTTCAACTCAAAGCTTTGGAACACAGGTGTTGATGCTGATAAGGAACAAGCACGTCGTCAAAAGCGTCGCTTAAAGTATTACAGCAACATCTACGTTGTTAAAGATTCTGCTAACCCAGAAAACGAAGGTAAGGTCTTTATGTATGCCTTCGGTAAGAAGATTTTTGATAAGCTCAACGATCTTATGAACCCTACTTTCGAAGATGAGGATCCAGTAAACCCATTCGATCTTTGGGAAGGTGCAAACTTCCGTTTGAAGATTCGACAGTTTGAAGGTTATCCTAACTACGATAAGTCAGAGTTCGATGCGGCAGGCCCGCTGTTTGATGATGACGAAGCACTTGAAGGTGTATGGAAGCAAGAACACTCTTTGCAAGATCTTGTCGATCCTAAGAACTTCAAGTCTCATTCAGAACTCAAGACCAAGCTCTTTAGAGTATTGGACCTTGCTAATGAATCTGTTGAACCAGTTGCCCCTGCACCTACCTTTGCATCAGACGATACTACTGACGATTTAGACTTATCCGGTCTAACTAACGAAGCAGCTACTTCTGAACCAGCAATGGCTTCAGCTGATATAGCTTCTCCTGCAGCCGACGATGACGATGATGATTTGTCTATCTTCAAAGAACTCGCTCGCGGTTAACGTACTTGGGGAGGGCAACCTCCCCTTTTTTAAGGAGACACTATGTCAGATAAACCAGAAACTATTCTTGATTTCGATTTTGGCTTTACAGCAGTTGATGCTGACGAGTTAGATGTAGTACGAGAAGCCAAAGCTGCAGTTGAAACCACTTCAGTCGCAGCCGAATCATCAGCAGCTAAAGCACAACTTATTTACGATGCTGTAGTACCTCTACTCAATAATCTTAAAGCAAATCCAGAAAAAGATTACATTTACTGGCCTGATCGTTTTAAAAAGCTCGATGCGTTCGCTGACAAGCTTTACTCTATTCTAAGTGGAGATTAATCTATGAGCTTACTTGATAAAATGCTTAAAGCAGGTTCAGTCAAAGGGTCGACTGTACTTTCGAAATCGTCGTTTTTTAACGACAAAGATCCTATCCAAACAGAACTACCAATCGTTAACATTGCATTCTGTGGGTCCCTCGATGGTGGATTACTACCAGGGCTCACTGTACTAGCTGGTGCATCTAAAAGCTTTAAGACATTACTCGGTTTGTATTGTATGAAAGCTTATCTGAATAAGTATCCAGAAGGTATTGCAATCCTATATGATTCTGAGTATGGTATTACACCAGACTATCTCAGCAGCTATGGCATCGACATTGACCGTGTTATCCACGTTCCAATCGAAGATGTTGAGCAACTTAAGTTTGATGCTACCAAGCGTCTCAATGAAATCGATAAGGGCGACAAAGTCTTTATCCTGATTGATTCAATTGGTAACCTTGCATCTCGCAAAGAGGTTGAGGATGCTGAAAACGAAAAGAGTGTTGCTGATATGTCACGTGCTAAGCAACTCAAGTCTTTGTTCCGTATCATTACACCAAAGCTCACTGGAAGGGATATTCCGATGGTGGCGGTAAATCATACCTACAAAGAAATTGGGATGTTTCCAAAGGACGTGGTGTCTGGTGGTACCGGTATCATGTACTCAGCCAACCAAGTCTTTATTATTACCAAAGCTCAAGAGAAGGATGGTACTGATTTACGTGGTTGGAGATTTACAATTAACATTGAGAAATCAAGATACGTCAAAGAAAAGTCGAAGTTACCTTTCACAGTATTGTATGACTCAGGTATCCAAAAGTGGTCAGCCCTGTTTGAGCTAGCTCTTGAATCAGGACATTTGACAAAGGCCAACCAAGGATGGTATAATGCGGTTAATATGGACACTGGTGAAGTAATTGAGCCAAAGCGGCGAGCTAAGGATATTGAGCAGGATGACGAGTTCTTTGGAGGACTTATCAAATGCCCTAAGTTCAAAGCGTTCATTGAACGACGATTTAAGCTTAATAATCTTGAGAAGGATGATGTAAATGTTAGAGAAGACGATCTTATCGAACTTGATTCTGAATGAGGAGTTTAGCCGCAAGGTCTATCCATACTTAAAAGAAGACTACTTCGATGATAATTCTCTTCGCAAGATCTTTAATACTTGTGCTGAATACGTAGATCAATACAAAGAGCCTCCCTCAAAAGAGGCTCTTAAACTTGCTATCGAAAAGCGTAAAGATCTTACCGAAGATGGATACAGTGACATTCATCAAATTGTTGATGAACTTAAAATTGATCCAACCACAAACTCAGATTTCTTGCTTGATGAAACTGAAAAGTTTTGTCAAAACAAAGATCTATACAATGCTATTCGCAAATCGATTATGATTCTCGATGATGCTGACGGTGATAACGATAAAGGTACCATTCCTAAGCTCCTAGCGGACTCGTTAGGTATTAGCTTTGATAGTAGTGTTGGTCACGACTTCTTAACTGATTTCGAAGATCGTTATGAACATTACCATAAGAAAGAAGAACGCATTCCATTCGACATCGACATCCTAAATAAGATTACGAAGGGTGGTTTACCTCGTAAGTCTATGACTGTATTGTTGGCAACTACCGGTGGCGGTAAGTCTTTATTGAAATGCCACATGGCTGCTAACCATTTGATGTATGGTAAGAATGTATTGTATATCACTATGGAAATGGCTGAAGAAGAAATCGGTCGACGTATTGATGCTAACATCATGGATATTACTCTTGATGAAGTTCAAGACATTCCACGTGATGTATATGAAAAGCGGATGAATCGCTATAAGAGTAAGACAACCGGCAAGCTTATTGTTAAAGAATACCCTACTGGTTCTGCTCACTCAGGTCACTTCCGTCACTTATTGAATGAGTTAAAACTTAAGAAAAACTTCGAGCCTGATGTTATTTTTCTAGATTACCTTAACATATGTGCATCCGCTCGAGTTAAAGGTGCTGCTGCTAGTAG